TTTGGTACACAGATGTAGAACAACCAAAGTATTCAGATTATAATGTTCAAGTATTCGAGACACGAGAAGAGTGTCACGATTATTTATTCTGGAATCAAGCTAAAATAGTAACTGAACTAGCACTTGCTCACGGAATGGAAGACGGCAAAGCTTTAAAAACTTGGGCGTTCTTCTGTGAAAATAGAAAGTTACAAGAAGTCTAAGGATTTAACCACTCTTTTATGTTGTCTCTGGTATAAATAAAATTATCAGAGACAGCAAGATGTGGCTCTTCTGGGTATAAAAACATAATACATTTTTCATTTACATCTTTACTTATTTTTATTTCTGCAGGTTTATATCCTGCTCCTATCTCTAACAAATGAACACTCCGTTCTATATCTCCTTTTAATTTATAAGCTTCACCTTTAATTTTATATCCTGGTTCTTTTCTATATACAATAGGAAAACAACCATGAGAAAAATCCTTTATATCAAAATCACTGTGTAAAGTTTCACACTCTCCTATAAACTCTGACTCTTCTAGAATCCAGTTTAGTCTGTGGTTTTTCTTTAATGTTCCGTATACAAAATATATCATTAATTAATAGATGAAACATATCTTTGAATCCATTGTTCTAGTTCTTTAAATTTTAATTTAAGTTCTTTTACAAGGCCAATATAAAAATGTTTTTCTTCTTCACTCCTTTTAAATGTATCATTCATAATATCTGCTTCGTCTTCTGGAAGAGCTGACACTTCTGATATCAACTCTCCATCAGTGTTAATCATAACACTATAACTAGCAATAACTCCTTCTTTCTTTTTCTTTGTCATGTTAGTCCTCCTGTGGGGCAGTAACATCAACTAACTCACAAACACCGCCAGTGCATGCAAGCTCTTGAGAACCTGTAGTATTATCTTCAGTCTCATACTTTATAAGCTCACTAAAGTCTATAGTAGTAGGCATATCTTTTCTTAGCTCTAGATATTCTTTTCTTTCTATATCTTGATAAGGAGCTTGTTTATATATGTGGTCGGTATAAGGTAAGAAACTAATACCAGACACTTCATCAAAGTATTTGTACACCCAAGAACCTACTTCCATCCATTCATCTTCTTTAACACTCACAGTGCAAGAAGGTTTATGTTCACACCATTCTCTTTGATACTTTAACCACAACTCTAATTGTTGTATAGCTGACATACTGTTTCTAGTTATCGAGCCAGTTGGAGATGCAGTAGGAAAAGAAAACACCATTACTGAATCTGGTTTAGTTATATCTGGTTCGTTAGGAACTCCTTGGTCTATCATAAGTTGAGTTAGTGGGTCTTTCTTATCACATCTAACTGTTCTTATATAGTAAGGGTTGTGTCTAGTATGAATACCAGAAGCACTATCAACTAACTGACTTACTGTTCCACTAGGTTTTACACAAGTAATTGCTGCAGATTGATTTATCTTTAGCTTTTTAGCCATCTCTTTATTAGTATCTATAGCAACTTGTTTTAGTTCAGATAAGAATCCTCTATCTGGATTGTTGGTAAGTTTACTATCCATTATACCTGTAAGAGATACACCTAATAGTCTTTCATCTTCTGTGTTTTGTTTCCATATCTTACGAATGTACTTAAAATCAGTAAGTGTAGATTGAAATGTACCTAGTATAGTAGCGAGTCTAATTTTTTCTTTTAGCTCTAACTTATTATCCGTAGCACGAACAACTACTTCTGTAAGGTTACAGAACTGATAAGGTCTTAAGATAATTTCTGAACAAGGATTAGTACCAAACTCATGTTCACTATCTCTTCTTCCATTCTCTTTTGCCTTTTCAACTGCAGCTTGTCTATTAAAGATACCTCTTTCTCCAGACTTACTATCGTATAAAGCTTTCCATTCAGACATAAATAAAGCCATGTCTGGTCGTCTTGCATAACAAGCAGAGTTATTAGCTAATGCTCTTTGTCCATTATCTAACCACCATTGTCCGCTCTTTGCATTACGAAGTCTATCATCTTGTATATTACTAAGTGATATTAAAGCTGACCTACGAACACCACCTACAACAACAACTTCTCCTATCTTACAAACTAAATCATGACACTCAAGAGCATCAAGCTTTCTACCAGAAGCATTTTTAAATGTAGTAATTGCAAAGTCAAACAAATCTACAAGAGGTTGTGGACCACTTGCACGACCACCAAATGTTTTAAGTCTAGCACCTGCAGGTCTTACTCTTGTTACATCTATCTTTGGAACTTGACCACCATATAACATGCCAAGTAATTCTCTCAAAGATTTTGCCCAACCAGTTCTACTGTCTTGAACTACAACAACTGTATCACTATCCTCAAACTCTTCAGCAATAGTGGGTAATTGTTCTACATAGTTTCTTTCAACAGAAAAACCAACACCAGTTCCACACATTAATATATACATTATTTCATCAAAACTTCTCACATCATTGATAGGTATATAACTACAATTATAACCAGCAGTATGGTCTTTAGATAAAGCATTACCTGCCGTCATCAAAGCTCTCATAGAAGGCATGATACCTAAACTAAGAACTGCGTTTTCTAAATCGTTTCTTAATTCTTTTGATAAGTTATATTTATTATTTTCTTTTAGATGTTCTTGCATAAAGTCAAAGTATCTTGATACAGTTTCTTCCCAAGTCTCTCTTCTTTTTTCTGAATCAACAAACCTCGCATACCTAGATGCATGGATAAATTGTTGATAGGTCGTTGGTAGATAATTATTATTATTAGTCATTTGTTTCTCCTTCCGATAATTCACCTGCTATAGAACTATAACCTACCATGTCAACATAATCATCTATGTTATGTGAACCTGCTTTAGTTCTTGCAACTTTTAATAATACCATCATCAATGCAACATCACGACCGTTAATGTCTCTGTCAAGATAGGCTGACCACATCTTTGCTATATTATCATGATTTATTTTTTTGTTACCATGTGTCAACTCTCTATCAGTAGACACAATATCTTTTGCTTTATCAATGTATGCTTGGGTCTTCATCTTTTGTCTTTACCTTTCCTTTAGCTAAATTATCAATTAGTTCCATTTCCATTTCTCTAGCTCCTATATAATATAAAAGCTCTGGGTTACTAGTAATCAACCAACGAATACCATAAGAGATAGTATCTACTGATGGGTCTTCAGTGTAGTTTATCATTTCCAAACCAACATCACCTTCTCTTGGTGTGTTAGGTGTCAGTATTATGTAGGCTTTATCTTTATTTATCTTCATTATTTTATCCAATCTAAAGGTATACTTTTGTCGCACCAAATAAAATTATTAGCTTCACACCAATCACTATACTTAGTTTTAGAACCCTTTCTTATTTTGTTGTTTGCATTCATAAAACAAAAACGAATATCAAAATCTGTTTGGTCTTGTATCCATAAATGTTTTTTTCTATCATCGAGAGTTAGTCTTCCTTTTAACTCAACGAATATCTTAGTCTTTGGAAAGTATAAGTCTGGTAGATAAGTTCTATCAATAGCAGGTTGAACATAATCAATCTCATACTCTTCATATTTATACTTTACTTTTTTCTTTCTAAGTTCGTTGACAATATTTTCTTCAAACTTAGAGCGATAACGAACCTTCATTCTCCATTCTTTCTTTTCTTAATCGTCTAGCATTAGGTAAAGCACTTTGTTGTAAGTCTTCAAATGCCCAATGTGGATTTCTTTTTAGTCTTTTCATTACCCATTTAAATGACCAAGCACTTAAGTGTAATTGAAAGTCGTGTATATAATGAGTCTGTGTTGGCATTAAACTTAATATATTATTTATATTAACTTTCTTTTGTTCTTCTTCTGGAAGTAAAGACTTTAACCACAAAACCAAAAACTCTTTTGCTCTTCGTCTTAATACTTTTATTTTTTTTCTATTCATATTGTGCAGTTATCTCCTCAACCTTTGGTAAGTTAACTACCTTAGTCATAAATACATTTGCGTTTGCATACTTGAACACCCTGAGTCCATCGCCAGAATTAGCGTCAGAATGACAAACGAACTTATGAGAACAGTACACACACCCAACAGGAAGCTTGAGGTTTCCAGTTTTATCGTGAGGAATCGGTTCATAACATTTCTCAGGTGGTTCATTTTTACTTAGTTTCTCCTTTAAATTAATTATTAAATCTTTAGCATTGGGTTTCATTAATTCATCTGGTCTGAACAATGCTATCTCTCCAGATGATTTGTTTACTGCAAGTAGTCCTCCGTTACTAGTGCCTTCATTGTGTTCGTAACCTGCGACTTGTGCAATATATCCGAATGGGTCATCTTCATACAGAGTTCCATTCTTAAACTTCTTGAATGACATGGCTGAAGCAGACTTAACATCAACAACTTCTCCATCAATCTTACAGTCCATGTGACCATTAACATCTTCTACTTGTACTTTCTTTTGTTGGTCAGTAACTTTGTGTCCTGCAACTTCAACAAGAAATAATAGTAAGTGTTCTAGTACATGACCATATAAAAACTTTAACTGTGTTGATGGGTCATGTATTTCTTGTTTTCTTTCTATATGATTGTCATACCAAAGTTGTCTAGCAGGTCGACCAATAACAGACATTCGTAAACCTTTACCAGAACTTTTTCTTGGTTGTAACCAATCTAGTAAAGCAAGTTTAGTATTGTTTAAGAACTTGTCTATCTGTTCTTCTTTTACATCAGGTGCTTTACCACTCGATATACCAGTAAGTATATTATTTACATCATCAACTAATGTATCTAAAGTCTTAGTGTGTTTCTTGCCAGTTGTTCCCATACTTATATTCTCCATTTAAAGGACATCTAATTCCTAGTTCTTTACCTGCGTTGATAATAGAGTCAACTGCAAGACTACCAAAGTCTTCTGCTTGAGTTTCTAATACTTCATATTGAAATTCATCATGAACATTAGCAACTGGTCTGGCTTTTAGTTTATGTTTACTAACTTGTTCTTCTAAAAGAATCAAAGCTTTCTTCATAACTATCGCCCCTCCACCTTGTATTAAGGTGTTGAGGGCGGAGTGTCGGTTTCGGATTCTGAGTTTTCTTCCGTCGATTCCTTTGAGCCAACCTTTTCCAGTAGCTTTGTCCACTCGTTTTCTAAAGTTTGCAAGGGCTGGAGTACGGCTGAGAAATCTGCTTTTAATCGCTTTGCCATGATTTCTAGACCCTCCGCAGATAGCTCCGAGCTTTTCGTCACCTGCCCCATATATGAAGGCATAGATGAAAGTTTTTGCCTGGTCTCTCGTGCTAAGTCCTGCAAGACTTTGATTTGTAGTGTGTATATCTCCATTAATGATAGCATCTATATATTCCTTATCGTTCATGTAGTGAGACAATATTCTTAATTCAAGTCCAGAAGCATCTACTCCCACTAATTTGTAGCCTTCTGGAACTACCCATAGTTCTCTGCATTCTTTACCGTAGGGAGAATACACTGCAGGAACTTGAGCCATGTTGGGCGACTGGTGGCTCATTCTACCAGTGATAGCACCATTGGTTATCACTCTTCCGTGTACTCTCCCGTCTTCTGCTACTGCCTCTACCCAAGATTCAACTTGAGCTATTCGTTTCTGCAGTAGTAGAAACTCTTTAATAAGTTCTGCCTCTGGTATATCTGTGATACCTTGTAGAACTTTCTCATCTACTATTGGTTGTCCATGTTCAGTAAACTTAGTCGGATTCCAACCAAAGTATCTTAAGTATCTTGCAATCTGTTGTCGACTACCAAGATTAAACTCTTTCATTTCTATGAGAGAAAAATCTCCCATAACATTGACCCACCCCTCTCCCAGACCATTCAGTCCAACCGTACTCAGAGAACCGTCTTTACGATAACGAGGCTTCACTATCTTGACGAAGGTTGGCAGTGGTGTAAATCTTTCTCTAACCTTTTGTTCAATCTCATTTATCTTCTCTCTCAACTTACCTAACAAAAGGTCTGCCTTCGTTACATCAAAAAGAAAACCATTGTTCTCTTGTTGTGTGATTATCCTAGCTATGTCGTGTTCTAGTCTAATCGCCTCACGAGAAAAGTCTGGATTATGTTTAATCAAATAACCAAGAACTCTTTCCGTAAGTTCTACATCTCTGATACAATACTCAAGCATCTCATCAGAGTATTCAGAGAAATCTTTAAAGTCTAACTTACCAAACTTTAATCTTTCTCCAAAAGATTTTAAAGAATGTCCACCCTCTCTAACTGGGTCGAACAGTCTTGACAAAACTAAAGTATCAATAACTTTACCTTTATCATGTAGGTCAATACCAATAATCTTTTTAATAACTGGTGCATCAAATCCTATAATGTTATGCCCAACGAACTCATCATACCTATCAATATAAGAACTAAACTTATCAAGCTCATCTTCTTTAAAGTATGTGATTTGTTTGTCGTCTTTACATACAATAAGAAAAATTCTATCTGGTAATAAATTTGTAATAGCCGTTGTTTCAACATC